CCTGACGAAATCTTTTTCTTCTTAAGCTAACTAGCTCTTTGTATGCATCCGGATTCTTTTGTTTATGCACATTTCTGTAGGCCATCTTTCTTTCATTTGGCCTTGCCTGGGCTCGAGCAATAACAGTTTCTTTATTTCTTTCGTAATAAGCCCTTTTAGATTTCTGCCCAGCTTCTGACTGGTTGTATTGTTTGAAGTACTCAGCCCGAGCTTCATTACCCTTTTGCCACTCAACCTTTAAACATTCCACGCAAGCACCTTTGGTTTTACGTGGCGCGATATGCCCATGCTTGCACGGCTCACCCGTGAAATAGTGCGTGGCTCCAGATGCCTTTGCTTCTGCTCTTGTGCGAGGTAGGTTATCCATGGTATCTCCTGTTACGATACAGGAAACATATCATGGAGAATTGCATGTGTCAAAGACAATAAAAAAGCCCCCGGTTAAGGGGGCTTCCAATCAAGCTAAGTACTTGATTTACATCGGATTAGCTAGCGCCGGGAGATCCGTAGATACCCAACGGATCGCTCACTCCGAACGAGTAGCGCTCTCTCGCCTTGTAGCGAGCGTTGCCCGTGTCGAAATCACCGTCCATTGACGTACTCAGCGGCGTACGCACAAAGTGCTTCAGACCGTTGGGCACATCGGTGGTGAGGAACCAAGCGTTGTTATCGGTCAGGAAGTGATTGACCGTATAACCTTCCGGGATAGAACCGTTGTTCTTCAGCGCATTGATGTCGTTGTCAGCGGTGCTAACACGCAGCTCAGTTTCGAGCAGGCGGGTTGCAACGAACATCAGAGCGGGCGGAACAATCAGTTTCTTGGGCTTAGCAGCGATCAGCAGACCACGCTCATCAGTCCACGCAGCGATCTGAATAACTGCAGCCTCAAGAGAGGTTTCATTCAGGTCAGCGGCGGTGGCCGGACGATTGCTGTTGGTGCCACCCGAAACCAGGGGATGAGCCGTCGAGAACAGGCTTACACCGTCACCGTAAGTGACAGCGGAACTAAAGCCGTTGTTCAGGATGGCAGCAGCTTTCACCTGTTTGGTGTAAGCCATCGCCCGGGCAAGAGCTTTGGTGTACCGCGCCGAGAGGCTGTCGTACAGGTTGTCTTCCATCGCTTCTTCAGTGATGGAGAAACCCATAGCGATAGTCTCGTGGTTATAACGAGCGGTCCAGGCTTCTTGCGCGTTGTCATACGCAATAGCTTGGCCTTCGTTTTTAACCGGAGCAGCAGAGAAACCAGCCAGCTTGGTTTCTTCTTCAAAGCTACGTTCTGAAGTCTCGGTTTCGTAAATCTCTTTGTGCTCTTCGCCGTAGCGGGAGTACTCAAGACCGAACAGAGCATTCAGGCCAGGAAGGAGTTCCTTCAGTAGTTGTGCACGTGAAATAGCCATGATTTAACTCCTTTAGGCCGTAGCGGTGGCAGCGTAATACTCATGCTGGCCAAAGTTGAGCTTAACAAGCAGCTCGGGGAACTGGGTAAACACCAGCGTTGCACTAGCACCAAACGCCGCTACCGGAGCTTGATTCAGAACAACCGTCGTTGCACCAGCCGAAGCAGCCGTCGCTACAAACGATCCACTGGGGATGTACTGACCATTAGAAGCAAGCGAACCTACATCAGTACCCACGGGCAGCGCAAACGGCAGCGCCGAGCAGGTAATGGTTTCAGTAGCAATGCTAGTAAAGGTAGCGGTACCCAACGACACAGCAGTCTCCTGCACCAGACCCAGAACACGAATGGGCAGAGCCGCAGTCGTAGCTGGAGTGGCGGTGGGAGCAAGCAAGGCGTTTTTACTATTACCGGTGTTCAAGTTACCAGTGTTGTTGATGCAGGCCAGATTCTGACCAATCATCGCACGAGCACCAGAAGCAATTACGGTAGTAGCCGAGCAAACAGCCGCTTGGAACACGGTGTCAGGATCGTCACAAACATAAGCAACCGCATCACCAGCAGCCGTCGAAGCGGGCCAGTATTGCGAGAACTGCTTCTGTTTGGTCGTCGGGTTCGTGTACGAGCAACCCAGGAAAATACCAACCAGAGTACCGGCAGTGCCAGTCGAAACACTGATACGCTCAAGATTGCCGCGAACCAGGGCAACGAAGTCACCAAAGAAGATGTCAGTGCCATACGCGTACGTAATGTTGTACATACGAGTAGAGCCAGCAAACACCTGACCACCAATCAGATTGATCGGCTTTAGCCCGTAGGGGCTATCGACAACAGGGTAAGCCATTTAAAACTCCTAAACTTTGGAATCACGGCCAAATTTCACCTCTGTACGACGTTCTTTAAATACCGGCATACGAGGATCATTGTTCCGCATGAAATTGTTATCTACAGAGGTCATCTGACTTTCGGTCTGCTGTTGATAATAAGCATTCCGTTGTTCGACAAACTCTGCCGGGGTTTTGCAAAGCAACAATCCACCGATTTCAATGCTGTCCGGGAACCGGGTTTTTTCACCCATGGACATCATTTGAATCTCAGGATGCTCTGATGCTTTAACAGGTTCCCAACCTTCACGCAGTTTGGTGGAAACATTACGGGGGTCAGAACTCCCCAACGTTGCAACACGAATCCAGCGAAACTCCCAACCGGGTTCCGGGTTTGGAACAGGCAGAAGCTCTGGAGCCATCCATTGTTTCGGACGCTCTAGTTTTTCGCGGGTTTTCATCTCACGGGGGGTACGCTCATCCATTTTGTTTCCTTAGTTCTTCAGCAACCGCACGGGCATACTGCTCATTAGTCAGTCCTAACCGTTTGGCGAGGTTTTCTTGCGTTTTGGTCAGCACGATTTTTCGGGGCGCTGTGCTGCGCGTGGCTGGGGCGACAACAGGCCTGGGCTTTTCTGAGGGAGTCGCATCAGAAAAAGCACTCGGGAACGTTGATTTAAGTTCCGAATCAAGCTTTGAGTAATACTCATCACTGTTGACTTCTACACCACTTTCCGCAAGTTCTTGATGTACCGCTAAAGCAAACGCTGTCATGCGTTTATTGTTCCCAAACCAAGGATTTTTTGAAGTCCAAGCACTTACTTTGGGATCAACCTTAGGCTTTATAGGTTCATTTTGTACCGGAGTTTCAGATTTTTGTAAAGCTGGTTTGAAATTATTAACTTTATCTGCCTTTATTTTGGCAGTTGTTAATGCTTCCTGGGCTTCTACCAGCTTATCTGAATCACCCGATTCATACGCCTCTTTATATTGGCGTTTAGCTTCTTCTAATTCCCGGTTTACCACTACTTTGGCTTGTTCCAGCATGGTTTGCTGGTTCTGACCGATATTAGCTTGAAGCTTTTTATTCTCTTCTGCCAGGACTTGAGCGGCTCTAATAGCCTCTTCTCGCTCACGAATAGCAGCTTCTTTTGCCCGCCGTTCTTCGTGATAGCCCTTAGAGAAATGCTGAATACGCTTTTTTACTCCGTCTGAATACTGAGCCAGCTCTTCATCGGTAACTTCAGCAGGCTCTTCTTTCATTGGAGGTCGATTACGATCCTCTTCTGGAGTATCGTCCTCAACTTCAATAATCAGCTCTTCTTCTTTCTTGGCTTCCGGCTTTTCATCCGGGAATTTAAATTCTTGTTTGTCCATGATTAAGCCCTCGAAATGCCACGGGGATCTTCAACTACACCCTCGACACTATCGTCGTTGATGAGCCTGAATTCACGCCCGTGAATTTTGATTCGGGTTCCTGTATTTGGACGAACCAATACAAAATCACCGACCTTGCATGAAGGGCCACTTGGGAATCGTTCTTTGTCTTTATAACAATCTGGTCCCATAGAAACTACAAATAGGACCGGAGACATAACTTCTTCAAAGTGGATTGTCTGCCCGCTTTTCGCCAGCCCGCTTTCATACTCATCTTCAATCTCTGGTAAAGCACAGAGAATGTGATATGTCGAAGGTTTGGGTAGCTGTTTAGCCTTTTGCTCGGCTGTTTCAGGTAAATATGTTGGCACGGCATTTTCGCCGGTTGAGATCAAAAGCTCACTCATCGTCAAACTCCAATTTACGCACAAGGTCGGTTAGGATGGAATGAGCGAAGGAAAGACCTTGGATTTCCCCCGCCATTGCCTTGTATTCGGGAAAATCTCGCGCCGAACCTTCAGCAAGCGCATTCTTGAGAGTTTCCCGACGATGCTCTAATTCTTTTAGAGCTAATTGGATGTGATTCATCGTTTAGTCATGTGCTTCAACATATCTGTCCTCAATTTCTTTTCTTGTTGTGCAGCCTGATTATTAAGCCTTGCAGCTTCCTTTTGAGCATCAATAGCAATCCGCTCTTGTTCAAGCTGGATCTTTTTCTGAGCTATTTCAAAATCTCTTTGAGAATCTGCTTCTTTTCTTTGAAGCTCTTGGGCTCTTAGCTGTAGTTCAGCTTGCTGCATTTGAAGCATTGGGTTTTGAGCCATCTGTTGGGCTTGTTGCTGTTCTGCCCGAGCTTGGTTGGTTGTTAGAAGCTGTTGTGCTGCCTGGGCTACCAGCCTTGAGATTTGAACTTCCGCTTCTTCTGGAAGCTCAGCATCCGGGGCTGTCATTGGAACACCCAGTTGCTCTTCAATATCCCGGCGATATTTGAATGCCATGTGCTCTGCCACATGCGCCATGATCGCGCCCTGCATCTGTTGAGCCATCGGACTCTGACCAATCATGGCCATAATCGATGGATCTCTTAGAAGCGCAGTATGGGTTTGGATATGAGCGTCGTGGTCTTGGTAAATAAACGCTTTTGTTGGCTTTCCAGTTAGGAAACTCATGTTTTCACTAATTGGGTCCCTGGGTTTTTGATCATCCTTCAGAGGAATCAACTTATCGGCGTTTTTAACTCCAAGAACCTCGAGCATCTGCCTGTGAAGCTGGGGCAGGTCATAGATCTGTGGAGCACCCTGGGCAAGCTGTAGAGCAGCTTGGTATTGCATGATCCTTTGAGCCATGGTGGCTGCATTAGGATCACTGACAGGGATAACTTCGACTAGGTCATAGTCAGATTGTTTGACAGCCCGGTTTCCACCTTCAGGAACATAGCTGTAATCCGGCGGCATGTAGTCCCGGATAATCTGTTTAAGCAGCCTAAACTCCATTCTCAGGCTGGAATGAATCCTCGCCTGGACAGCACTCATGGTTTTGAGCTGTCTTTCTAGAATAGCCAGCGTCGTACCTACCGGAGCCTGTGCTGACATATCACTGATCTTCAAATCAGCAATACCAACCAGCCTTCTTGCGTCGTCGGTGATCTTTTCTAAGAGCAATGACAGGACTTGACTTGGCTCTTTATAAGGAAGAGCCATGATGTTGTCTCGGATAGACCCAGACGGCACATCAACGTCCCTAAATTCACCCGGTGCAATTGGGGTGTCATCCCCTTTAACCCTCAAACCACGGGTTTTCATACCACCCGGCAGGTTAGAAAGGGTTCCAGCGTCCACTAACTGCCTAATAATTGAGGTTCCAGCCCTCGCATACCCACCAATTAGGTGGATATAGCCCAATCCATACGCTCCAAACCCAGGAATAAAGTTGTATTGAACAAAATGCTGGCGTTTGGTCTTTAATTTATCGCTTTGTTTCCAGTTTCTGCGGATTGAAAGCGTCTTGCATGACCCTTTTTCGACCGTAATTACATAAGGAAGAGCAATTCCATCCTCATCTTCAAAGCCTTTTAGGTCCCAATCAACGTGAATTTCAAGAATTCTGTATCGATCATCATCATTGATGCTATATCCCTGGTCTTCAGCCTTCTTTTTCTCCAGATCTGTGAAGATTCTGGTGGGCTCACCCAGGTCTATATCTCTATAAACACCTGAAACTTGGAGCTTTTTTAGATCATTCTTGGTCTTACGCATGATGTGTGCAACACGTTCT